CTTCTTTGAAGCTCACGAAACAGGCGGCCAAAAGCATGAATGACGCCAGAATCAACGTCGGATTGCCGCACCACCCTAAAACAAAGAAGTTGATCAAACGTCTGGGCCAGGAAGCCGGATGGAATCTTGTCTGCTTGTTTTTGTGGGCGGCCGCAAATCGCAAGGATGGCGATCTGAGCGGAATGTCTGTTGAAGACATTGAGATTGCCGCTGACTGGTTGGGTAATGAAGGCGATTTTGTCTCCGCCTTAGTTGCTGTGTCGTTCCTGGATGAGAACGACGAAGGCTTTGTAATACACGATTGGTCAGAGCATAACCCATGGGCAGCCGGAGCTGATGCAAGAAGCGCAAAGGCTAAATGGAACGCTGCTAAACGCCATCATGGAGTTGCTGAAGCTGATCGATTAGTACCTGAGTACGCTGCTATTAGGAATGCTAGTAGTAATGCTAGTAGCACAGATGCAGCAATGCACGATGGCGAAAGTAGCAATGCTCCGTCTCCGTCTCCGTCTCCGTCTCCGTCTCCGTCTCCGTCAAAAAAACCAAAAACATACGACGCGCAAGCGCATCTTGTGTCTCTTGGTGTCGACAAAAAAATTGCCAGCGATTGGCTTAAGACCAGGAAGGTCAAAAAGCTCGCGCCAACTGAGACGGCTATAGAGTCGGTCATGAACGAGGCTAAGGCTACGGGCAAGAGCCTCAACGATGTGATCAAGATCTGCTGTGAGCAGGGGTGGGGTGGGTTCAAGTCGTCTTGGCTGGATAACCTGCCTGCAGCTAACGGACCTACTACAGCCGAAAAGATTGCTCTGATGGAGTCCAAAGAAGCCGCACGTCGTGCAGCCGCTGTTCCTACTGGCCCGTCAATGTACGAAACGATGAAAGCCAAGAAGGGGGTCGCAGCATGAAAGTTCGCGAGCTCCTGGAAAAGCGCAAGCAACGAAGCTGGGATCGAGACAGCGTGAACCTGTGGTTGATGGACGATTACGAACCGTTCCACAAGCACGACGTTGTTGTTCCCCACAACAAGGCCGGTCGTATCGACTTCCGCCCGTTCTACGGTCTGAACGTATTTGTCTGCGCGCCCACCTACGACGAGACGCTCGTCACGATGGTTGATCGATTGAAGCAGTCGGCCAATTTTATCCTGGTTGCCATCTTGGATTTCGGTGAAGAGCTTGGCTGGAAATGGTCACGCGAAGAGGGGGTTCAGCCGCTATGAACGTTCTCAGCTATGACGATTTCTCGAAGTACATCGATGAAACCAATCACATCGCCAAGCTGCACTCGGCAGACAGCTATACCGACGATGTTATTGATCGGTTTTACAAGCCTATTTCTCAGTCTGGAGATTCGCTTCCGTTTCCATCGATGGAGCACAAGTTTCGTTTTCGACCGGGTGAAGTGACGATCTGGTCTGGATTTAACGGGCACGGCAAATCGCTGCTGCTGGGGCAGGTGATGATGCACATGATCTCTGGCCACTTGAAACGGGTATGCCTGGCGTCAATGGAAATGAAGCCAGTGACCACTTTATCGCGGATGGCACGCCAGTTTCTTCATGATCCGCAACCGAAGAGAGAAGAGCTCAAAGAGTACTTTGATCTGATCGGCCCTTACTGCTGGCTATACGACCACCAAGGTGTTGTGGTCAGCAAGGAGCTGGTAGCGGCCATGAAATACGCGGCGCGTGATCTGAAGGTGGATCATTTTGTCGTTGACTCGTTGATGAAGTGCGGCATTCCTGAAGACGACTTTAATCGTCAAAAGTCATTTGTGGATGAGCTGTGCTCAATTGGGCGTGATACCAACATGCATATCCACTTGGTCTGCCACTCGCGCAAGGGTCAGGACGAATCAAAAGTTCCTGGAAAGATGGATATCCGTGGCTCTGGAACTATTACCGACCAAGTTGATAACGTGATCACAGTCTGGCGCAACAAGGATATGAACCGCCCCCAGGGCGAAGACGCGCTGATGATCATTGACAAGCAGCGTAATGGCGAGTGGGAAGGGCAGCTGATGATGCGCTACCTACCAGATGGGCAGTCGTACGCGGAGGCCTTCAGTGGGCACGGGGCATTCTGATGAAAACGCAAAAGAGTTATTTGCAGAGCGCGCCGCAATTAGAGGGTTTGACGGCGTCCAATCTCGAGAAGCTGCCGAAGCTTTTGCAGCTCTTGATGTGCAAGAGCAGATGTTTCGCTGCGAAGTTGCAAGCGTTTGCCGCATGCGCCGTGAAAAAAGCCTTGAGCACGCCCAGAAGTTTCTACTCGGCGTCGAAGAGAAAAGAGGTAGGGAAGCAGCCGATAGATTACGTGCCGCTGCAAACGACCAGTGGGGCAAAGGCAACCGAGGCAATTTTAGGGAGTGGATTTGATGACTGGTCGTAACCAAGTTGTTCAGATGTCGAATGATGGGCCATGGGCTGCGGCACCATATTGCTTTCCGCAGAACGGCCAAAAAGAAAAACGCAGCGAATTCTGCAGATCGAAGCGTATGTACGTAGCCGAGACGCCTGTTGGTAGCCGCGTGGTGGCGATGGTTTGCATTGGGAATAACAGAGCTCCAGGCGCAAAGCTGAAACGCCGCCCAGGTCGATTGCGTGCGTTCTGGATGGATGCAATCACCGGCACCTTGTACCAACTTAAAACCGGCATGGCGATTTCGTCCGAGGACTTATTCCTGTGGGACATCCACAAGGATGACCGCGCCGTCGCTAATTTGATCAACAAAAAATTCTCGATTCCAAGTGGCTAAACAATACTTCATCCTCGCTCACGAAACCTCCCGGCAACGGGCAGCGCATGCCGTGCTGTCGGCGCCAGATGGGTTCATCGTTGAGATCAAAGAACCAAACCGATCATTGGAGCAGAACTCAAAACTTTGGAGTCTGCTGCACGACTTGTCAGTCCAGGTGAACTGGCACGGCAATAAGCTGACCGAAGAAAACTGGAAAGACATTTTAAGCGCGTCGCTTAAGCAGCAAAAGGTGGTTCCTGGAATCGACGGCAATTTTGTTGTGCTTGGCCAACGCACCAGCAAGATGAACAAGAAAGACTTTTCGGAACTGTTGGAGCTGACATATGCCTTTGGCGCTCAGCAAGGCGTGACGTGGTCTGAGCAAATGGAGGCAGCATGACACGAGACGAAATACTTCCACTGGCGCGTAAGCACGGATTTGCAGAGTGTGAAGTTGGAATCCGCATGATCGGACTGATTAACGAAATCATCGAGCTGATAAGGCAGCAATCCGCACAGTCGCAAGGAAAGCCTGCGTGAGAACGCACGTATGCAAAAACCCTTCCTGTAAAGCAACATTCATCAAACAAAAGCCGGGGCAGAAGGTCTGCTCCGTCTCATGTGCCATTGCCTTCTCAAGAATTGAGCGGGGCAAAAAAGCCAAGACCGCCGAGCGCAAAGAATACCGAGCCAAGAAAGAGGCGATGAAGTCCCGGCGCGAATGGCTCAACGAAGCGCAGCAAGCCTTCAACGCCTACATCCGTGAACGAGACAAGGATCTGCCGTGCATCTCCTGCGGACGATTCCACCAAGGGCAGTGGCACGCTGGCCATTTTTATTCCGTGGCGGCAAGAAGCAATCTTCGCTTTAACGAGGACAACGTACACAAACAGTGCCAGCCGTGCAACACCGAGAAGTCTGGCAACGCACTGGAATATCGCGCCGGTTTGATCCAGCGCATCGGTCTTGCGCGAGTCGAAGCGCTTGAGTCGGCAACTAAGGTGATCAAGTGGACCATCGAAGACGCCAAGGCAATCAAAGCCACATACAAAACAAAGCTCAAAGAGCTTATCCAGGAAAGGAGGTGATTTATGGAGCGCCTACTCAAGTATTGCGAATCAGACCGGCAGCGCAAAATAGTTCACGAAAAATACCTTGAGGCAAAAAAACTTTTGCACCGTGGATTCAACGCCGAGCAAACACGCGCTTTATACATGACCAAAAAGGGTGCGGGTATGCCCAAAGGGGGCAGGAAATGAAGCTCAGCCGAAGCGATCCGCTCAACATTCTACTGCGCCGTGAGGCTCGCACATGCAAGGGCTGCAGGTACGAGTTGACGGACGTGGCCTTTGGGCAGACGGTCAAAGTCTGTACGTACAACCAATCCCATACCCGGCCAAAGCACGGGCGCCGATGCAAGCATTATCAGGAGCGTATGAATGGCACTGACTGAACGACTGGCGAGCAGCCAGATGACAAGCGACCTGGGTGAAGTGGTAACTGGCCTGGGTGATGTAGATTACATAAGGGCAGCAGGTATGGTTAGCCAAAAGCACCCACTGGGTATGGCGTTATTCCGATTGAAGTATTCCGAAGTGGTTGGCGAGGCGATGTTTTGCCGTGACGGCCTGGTGGATCTTCTCGTTAAGCGCAAGAACCTTGACCGAGACAAGGCGCTACACGCAGCAGAGCGCGTCTTGATCCACTACCTAAGTGATCGTTGTGATCATTGCGGCGGCACTGGTTACCAGGTTATTCCAGGGACGCCAACGCTCAGCGACCAGGCTTGCCCAGTTTGCAAGGGGCAGGGCATCGTCAAGCTGAAGACTAAGAACGATGACGAGCTATGGCTCCAGGGTCAGATTGCTCTCATGGAGTCTGACGCAGCTGGAGCCGTTATGCGTAAGCTCAGGGACGCGATGTTCTAGGCATGGGCTGCCCACAACACGGGCAGCGCTCCCGCTTTAGTGCCCTGGATATAGCAGACACGTCAATACCAAACTTTCTGGCAGCGTCTCGCATTGAAACTTTTGGGTTGTCTTTTAGCCAGGCAATTGCAACTTCAAGGTTACGGGCAACCGAGCGCTTGATGTAGTGCGCTACTGGTTCAGGTGTTGCGTACCATGCGTCGTTTAAGTTTTTGTAGCTAGAACCTTGCCCAAAAGCTAGGCATGTATATCCGTCTGGTGTAGATGCTAGAACACCACCATCGATGTCGGTGCGTTTCAATACCTTGGCTACGTCTGAAACGTCATCGGGATGGAAGTGCTCTAGCAGTGACTTCAAGGTGATACGTTGCATCATAGGCATATCACTTTACAGTTCTTGCCGTCATCGTCGCAAAATGTTTTGCACTGCAGGACTTTACCACTGTCTGTGACGACAACTGTATCGGCAATGGCCAGGCTGGTGATGGCCAGCAGGATAAGCGCGATTAGATTTTTCATTTCTCACCCCCTTGCTCGGATTGCTGCGGCGCACTCTTCGCAGTTGATGGACTCAACCGGAAAATCTTTTTCCCAGTAATGTGCTGACAAGTCATCGCAGACCTTCGCACACGCCTCACGCTCATGGGCAGCGACTAGGGCGGCGAAGCGTTTAACCCATTCTTCATCGCTGTTAAACGTCTGGTTTGGCGCACAAGCCAACCGCGCCATGCGGATGATTTCATC